TGATCATCCAGGAATGAAAGCTCCAGATAAAAAAGAAGCTGCAGAAGATAACTACAAGGTGCCAGTAATTATCAAAACAAACATCAAAAAAGGAGATATAGTGGAGATAGGCCAACATAGACTGATGTGTGGAGACAGTACTGATAAAACAGATATCAAGAAGCTGATGAACAAAAAAGAGATTGATTTAATTGTGACAGATCCTCCATACAACGTAAACTATGAAGGAAGCACAGGACTAAAGATAAAGAACGACAACATGAACAATGCTGCGTTTTATAAGTTCCTCCTAGACTTTCACAAAGCCTTCTATGGATTCCTTAAGGAAGGTGGTGCAGTTTACGTATGGCATGCAGACTCAGAAGGCCTTAACTTCAGGAGAGCATTCGAGGAAAGTGGATTAATGCTTAAACAATGCTTAATCTGGGTAAAGAATGCACTTGTAATGGGAAGACAAGACTACCACTGTATGCATGAACCATGTCTATACGGATGGAAACCAGGAAAAGCACACTACTTCATTAACGATAGAACTAAGGTAACAGTCATAGAAGACGAAAAGGAACTAAAGAAACTATCAAAAGGAGCTCTACTCCAGATCATGAAGGAGATGAGAGACACCCAAACAACCATCCTAAGAGCAGATAAGCCAAACAAGAACGCTGTACACCCTACGATGAAGCCTATCACCTTAATCGGAAAGCAAATAGAGAATAGCAGTCGAGCAGGAGAGATAGTAGCTGATGCATTTCTAGGATCAGGAAGTACCATGGTAGCAGCTCACCAATTAGGAAGGAAATGCTATGGGATGGAAATAGATCCACAATACTGCCAAGTTATAATAGACAGAATGCAGAAACTGGATAAAGACATCACTATCAAAGTGAACGGAAAAAAGTATGTAAAACCTAAAAAATAAATCATGGAAAACTTAATATGCACAAATTGTAAGAATTGCGAATGTTACAACGATACAGATGAACCATTTAAGACAATAGACTCTAATGGTGTGGAGATAGAGTGGTATCAGCTAAAAGGAGCTAATTGTAGATTATCACAATGCTCTGTATTTGATGTAGTGAAATGTGAAAAATACGAACCAATTAAAAAACAGGAGGAGCAATAATGAGAAAAGTAGCACTTTATAACGAAAAAGGACAGCAATTAACTGAAGTTAACATCAATGCTGAAGAAAATGAACAAGTAGACGGTATCCAATGGGGGGGTAGTACCTTCTTATGGGACGAAAAGCTACAACACTACAGGATAGCAACACTAAAGCCTGCAATATTGAGAAAAGGAGGCAAGAAATGAAATACGTACTGACAATTTTAGGAGGACGTTATTACTTACAATCCTATAAGATGGAAGGCAATGACGTAAAGACTAAGTTTACAACAAAGAAGTCAAAAAAACTACTGAACTTTGAAACTGAAACTGATGCTGACATTTTTATAAACATGCATGGGTTAGAAGGCTTTGAAATAGATGAAGTAATACTAAACGAATAAACCATGGCATACAACAGACAAGAACTATTCAATCAAGCAATAGAAAGCATAGCTACAGAAAACCTCTTCTTTATAGAAGATATCGTAGCATGGCTTCCATGCGATAAAACAACCTTCTATAGATACTTTCCAGTAGACGAAAAGAAGGATAAAGAGCAGGACGAAATAACTAACCCTGAAGGAGAGAAATGCAACGGTTACAACTACCTAAAAGCATCTCTTGAACAGAACAAGATTAAAACCAAGTCAAGCCTACGTGCAAAGATGTACGATGGAGACAGTTCTGCGTTAACCCTAGCTCTTTATAAGTTGATTTGTACACCAGAAGAAAGGAAAGCTCTAAGCATGCAGGCGATTGATCATACAACTGGAGGAGAGAAGATGCCGACAACGATAATCAATCTAGGAACAGGGACTAAACCGAAAGAGTAATGCTATTAACAATAACTAATGGAATATCATTTTTATTACCTGCAGGAATAATTATAGCCATTGGAAAATTTATGCCAAAGGAATCCAAGGAAGGAAAACAGGAGAAACAGCGTTAACATTGAAAAGTCCTTTTTGTTTTACCAGGGAGGCCTTTTAAATAGGAATACAATAATGGAACTACTACCGAAACAGAATGAAGCAGTCTACTACCTGAAGGACAAAACAACAACAGAGATACTGTTCGGAGGTGGTGCAGGAGGAGGAAAGTCCAAGATAGGTGTACTCTGGTTAATTGAACAATCCCTAACATACCCAGGAACAAGATGGCTAATGGCCAGAGAAGTACTGAAGACTTTAAAAGATACTACCCTTAATACATTCTTCGAAACAAGCCAGGAGTTAAACATCAACCATGAATGGGAGTATAAAGAGCAGAAAGGAAAAATAGTATTCAGGAACAAAAGCGAAATAATACTCAAAGAGTTGAAGCATAAACCTACAGATCCAGACTTCGATGGATTAGGTTCACTTGAGATAAGTGGAGGCTTTATAGACGAATGCGCTCAGATAACATTCAAGGCATGGCAGGTAGTAAAATCTAGGATCAGGTTTAAACTAAAAGAGTACAACCTAACACCAAAACTGCTAGGAACATGTAACCCTTCAAAGAACTGGACATACAAATACTTCTATAGGCCAAAGAAGAACAAAGAAATAGCAGAATACAGGGCATTCGTTCAAAGCCTGGTAACAGACAACCCTCACCTACCAGAAAGCTACATTACTACATTGGACCAGTTAGATCCTATCAGCAAAGCAAGATTGAAGGATGGAAACTGGGAGTATGATGATGACAAGAGTACGCTTATCAGCTACGATGCAATCATGGACTATTGGAACGGAGCTCATATCGAGCTAACAGGAAAGGAGAAACACTACCTCACTATTGATGTGGCCAGAAAAGGAAAAGATAAAACAGTCTTCAGAGTTTGGAAAGGATTTATTTGTGTTAAGCGTTATGAGATGGCAGTCAGCAAGACAACAGAAGTAGTTGAAAAAGCTAGAGCGATACAAGCAGCATTCAAGATAACTAACAGCAACACAATAGCAGACGAAGACGGAGTAGGAGGAGGAGTTGTGGACCAGTTAGGATGTAAAGGATTTATAAACAACAGTAAACCCTTACGTGATCCAAACGCAAAGGATGGAGACATGAACTATAATAACCTGAAGAGTCAATGCACAGTAAGAATGGCAAATAGAATAGAGAGGCGCCAAGTAATGGAACGCTGCCAAGATCCATCAATCATGGAATTAGTCAATGAAGAGATGGAACAGATAAAGCTTAAGCATGTCGATCGTGACGGAAAAGTCCAGGTCATACCAAAAGAGGACGTCAAGTCATTGATAGGAAGGTCTCCGGATGATTGGGACTCAATAATGATGAGGGAGTGGTTTACTATTGGCCAGAGGAAATCATTTGTAATAAGCACATAAAAAGTAAAAAAGAGGTAAAAAAATTATGAGCGAATAATTTAATTGCCTACATTTGGATTCTAACATAGGTGAAGAAGCCTATAACGAAAGACGGACTAATCACATGAGTAAGTTCACAAGTACGGTAAAGACAATCGTCAAAAACCTATCATCACTAGCGATAGATAAGTATGAGCATGCCAAAATCATCACATCTAGCTGGGGTATTGGAGGTTTTTCTTATAACAGCCATAAGCAGAAAAAGCTAATTAACGAAGGATACGCATCGAACACAGATGTCTACTCAATCATTTCCAAAATTATCATGACAGGATCAGTAATACCTATCAAGATATGGAAAGAGAATCCTGACGGAACCATGGAAGAGGTGAAAGAAGGAAACTTCTATGACTTCATACATAAGCCTGACGGAGTGAATAGCTGGATAGAATGGTCAGAGAATGCTCTAGGATATCAATTGCTAACAGGTAACGAAATAATGTATGGCCAGAGAGCTGCAGGAGTAGGAAGTTCTGAAAACCCTGTATACACCAAAGTAAAAGTTATCCCAACGCAAGTAGTGAAGACAGAGAAAGCCATGAAGGAATTCTTTGATCCTACATACAAGTATGCCTTACATTGGAATGGAAAAGACATATCACTAGATAGAGAAGACATTAAACACATTAAGTACTTCAATCCAACTGAAATAGGAATGAAGCATAACATGGGACTGAGTCCTCTGCAAGCAGGCTATCAAACCTTGATGAGTTCTAATGAGCTCCAGTATGCCAACGCAAGTGCAATCAAAAACAGAGGAGCCAATGGACTGCTTTCTTCAGAAGGTGATACACCAATGTCGGGTGAGGAAAAAGAAGACATGCAGGATGCAGTACAAAACAGACTCGGAGGAGGTAAAAAGTTTAA